CCTCTTTGAAATATCTGTTGATTTCAACTCTTTCGAGCGACGGAGTAATTACATACAGAATTCCAACAGTATCGAAATCACCATTTTTCGGATCTACCAGGAATTCTTCCGTATAAACTTTATATGCTCTATCTGCCGGCATGTAAGGCATAGTAATTGGATACAGTTCATCCATAACAGTATCAATCAGTCCACTGTGATACGGAGCATCCGGACAGTTGATGTTCACGCCATGATAGCGATCAACGTCTCTGTACTTAACCGTGCCGTCAGCATACACGTACTTAAATAAGGAAGACATGCGTTTGCACTGATAGTTACACTCTTCTCCCTTCAGACCACTCATATCAGAAATATCACTCCATACCTCGTTGGTATCCTCAATTGGAAGAAGTGGCTTGTTGTTGATCAGACGGTTCAGAATAGCCTTAGTCAGCCCAATGCTGAATCCGGAATGACCATCCTCGCACAGGGAGTGAAATGCTTTTAATGCACTCTCATAGCAAGCACAACCGTAATCCCATTCTCCGTCTTTCCGGTCCGGCTTTTCTCGACAACAAGCAATGGCGACCTCGTTTTCAGCCCAACGCTCAATGCTTGATTTTTCACGGCAGGAACCGATAGAGCGGTTACGATCGTCGATGTACTCATTCGCAAATATCTTTCTGGAATCTACGCCGAATGCCTCAACAATTTCCGGAAGATTCTCATTAACAGCATCGAAGACCAGTCCTTTTTCGGCTGACCATTTAACTGCTTCATCCAGCCGATTTCCAACTCTATTTGTCCAGAGAATCAGCTTTTCTCCGTTGGTCTGTCTCTTTTTCAGATACTCGATGAGCTCCTCGTTCGGCATACCGATCTCTGGCCATTTGTTCTCGCATAAAGTCCCATCAAAATCCACTGCAATAATATTATTTTCCATTGTATTCGTCTCCTTTAAATAAAAATAACCTAGCTACGTATCAATAGTAGCTCTTCTACCATATTCAGAAGGCATAGTAGATAGCCTTCACCGGTTTATTTCAAAAATATAAAAGAAAAAGACCCAGCATGTTTGATATGTCCCCGTCAAGTAGATTTTGGTTATTTACCTTGTCTACTTAAGAGGGTTCATATCAGTTTCCATACCGAGTCCCTGTTTTTTTAATCTTCTCTTTGAAGAATCATGACTTTATTATAAATCCCTTCTCCAAGTAAATCCATAAGTGCGTTTCTGTATTCTGACGATTTGGCAGTTATAGACCATATTTCTTTTGCTATTATAGATTCCGTCTCCATACGACTTCCTTCAATAATGCTAACTCTATGTTCTGGATAACTACATAATTCATCATATACATCCTCGTCCATGATTGCTTGTACGTAAATTTTCATATAATCACCATCCTTTCTCATAATGCAACTTGTATTTTTTGCGAAATATATTTTTAAAATGTTTCCCACGGATTATTCATCTTCTTTAAATAAAAATAATCCGCAAGATTATAAACAAGATCGACTCGTCTTTTTTCCTGCACTTTAATATCCGAATCAGCAGTGTTGACCTGCTCCTCCAGTGCAAATGCTTTGTTTTGTGCTCCCTGAATTCCAAAAATACACATAAAAATAACCGCTACAATCCCAGCGATCACAATAAGTACCAGTTTCCAATTTTCTTTAATTGCTTTCATCTTTACTTGTCCTCCTTAATGATCCCGATAAATTCTACCCGCTCTTCTGCCAGACTTACAAAATATCTTTTTCCTTTATAATCAACGATGTCGCCATCGTACTTATAGTTCTTGTCCGGCTCAGAAGCATACGCCAAGATATTTATTTTTGTAGTTCTATTCATAGCTCCTCCAAATATCAAGCTCCAGGTTGCATGGCCGATTGATCTGCATACTGCAACATCTGAAGCTTATTCTTCATATTGTCTAAAATATACTCGACTGTATTTTTAGTTCCGGGAGCTAACTTCATATATTTGGAATGCTCCTCATACCAGTTGAATATCTCATAGAGGTTTCCACTCTGCCAACTAAATGACCACCAGTCACAAATCATCTCAATGATGTAATCGTATGGCATTTCCAAAATGGTCTCCAATTCGCCATGTTCCATATCATCATGGATAAGAATCCAGTATTGCCAATGATGTGGATTTCTGTGAATATGCAGTAACCACGCTCGCTGATATCGCTGCACAACCTCATAAGAGCGATTGTTACCATAGAAGTAGGTGTCATAAGCCTCATATTCGTCCGGCTCATTTTTAGACTGGTCGTGAGCGAATTCGGTATTCCATCCAGCGGTTAGGGTATTTGTCATAAGTTCCGGTAAATTTTCAGAAAGCCAGTCGAACCCTCTTTTCACATTTGCTCGATGTCTGGCTAAATATTGATCGTATTGAAAACTCACTTTTGACCCTCCTTCTTTTTCTTTGTTACCAGCTTTTCATAAAGTTCTCTCGCTTCATCTCCCTGGAAAGCATTGATAATCTCGACAGACTGATTCATTCGTTTTCTTCCTACAACCATTACTCCAGTGTCATTTTTGTTTGAAAAATCAACACTAACTAAGATACTATCTACCATTTTCAGCCTCCTTCCAGTAAATAGGTTTATCCGAATTTGCGTTCATCGGTTCTGCCAAACAGTCATTACAAGGATCAAATTTTTCTTCGAGATCCTTATGTTCACAGGTTTTGCAATAGGTTTTGAAATCAACCTCTTTGTAAATATTTTCCATTGGACACCTCACATGTAATATCTTAACAAAATTGCATATAATCTTTGTTGATAGTCACACTCTATTAGCAGACTGTAAAAATCTTCCGCAGACATACTTTTCAACTTGATCGATAAAATTTTTAAAAATATCCACAGATTATAAATCATTGTCTCCACTTAACAAACCTCGTTTCATTAAATGTTTTCTTGTCTTTCAATGCTTTACTGATGGCAAGATCAATACCAGACCTAGATTTCAAATGATAATAATACAGATCCGTATATGGTGTATTCATCCTGTCTATTCGACCAGCAGACTGTGCCATGATCTTATACGAATAATTCTGAGAATAGAATATAATCGTGTCCGTCGTAATACAGTTCCATCCTTCAGCCCCGGCATTGTACTGAACTAAATATACCCATGTATCGCTAGTCGGCACTGGCTGATGTTTGTGGCCGTTCCACTCTCCAACTTCGTATCCAGAAAATATCTCTTTCAGAAGTTCAAGCTCGTAATCAAAATTGTAGAATATAATCGCTTTCGGATGCTTCTCCACAATTTCGAGTAAAGCTATTTGTCTGTACTGATCTGTATTTACAATTTTTCTCCACACATAGCACAGACCGGCAGCATTGATAATTGGCTCTTTTTTAAACGGGTCCCATCTGGTTTTTCCGACATCTTTATACATTTCGATATTGTACTTGACATAAATATCCTCATGGTGCGAAACTGTCTGGCGCTTAAAATCCATATTCACCAAGATTTTATTACGCAATCGAATCAATCTACCAGTATTCAAATATCGGTCAACTTTAGGAAATTTGCTGAATCGACTATAGACTATATGCTCTCTTGTAAATTCGCTTCGGTTTTTATAAAATCCGTTAGCCACAAACACCGGAATATAATCCTGCCACGTATCACCAGGAGTTGCAGATAGTAATATCCACTCATTTACCTTGGCGATTTTCAAGAATGCTTTAACCCATGTTCCAGCGCCTATGACACGCTGCTCATCGAAGATAAAGAAAGCATCTTTAACATCCGCATACTTCTTGATGTTGTTCCAGGAATCAATCACAACCTTATTGGTATACAAATTCTCTTCTTTATCCGTTGATAATAGAAACGGTGAGAGTTCTTCTTCCCATTCAAATGTATCCCGTTTTCTGGCAGTTGTGATTATGTACAAATCCTTAATGTTCACATCATCCATAGGAACATACTCATCCGTTCCAAGTTCTCCACCGTTTCGAACATAATAGTAGGCCAGCGAAGTTCTGGATTTTCCACTACCAACACCGCCACAAAGTATGCATCCGTTTCGCATTTGCCGTACAGCATCTTCCTGATAGTCCCGTAATTCTACGCCAGCCATTACACACCTTTCGTGACGAATCCATCTTCTACCTCGACTTCGTAGCCATCGCCATCCAGATCTGCTTTTGGACCATACAAGAGCATACAGGTTGTTATGGTTTCATCGCTCTGATTCTCTGAATGATAGAACTTATATAGGCAGTCCAGCACTTTTTTAGTGATAGATAATTTACGGCAATCGTATACAGCTTTGCTTACATCCGAAATCCCAAGGATTTTAGCAACGTTGTCATAAAGCTCGCTGATGCCGCACGTACACTGCTCTTTTGGAATAGAATATCTTTTCTTCATTCATCATCACCCCTTCCAAATAACTTGTTAATCTGACGGAGCATTCTTCTTGTACTCCATATATCTGAGAAATACATAGGTGTATACCAATATTTTTCAGATGAATCGTCCGTAGACATTGGGTCAGTTATTGAGTTACCTATTTTTATAAATCCAGCCAATCCAAGAAGCGAGATTTGGATGTAACACATCAGACCAACAATCTCATCAACATCTTGTGCAACTACTAAAATATGATTCTGGTAGTTCTTCGGTGGATCGCAATGGTCAAGCTGCTTTCGTATCACATGCACACCAGCAATCAAAGTTGCTCCAGCACCGCAGCATGGATCGTTAATCGAAATATAACCATACTGCTCTATTTTTTCTAAAGCATTAGTCGCTGCCACTTCAGCCATAAGTTCACACACATGATATGGCGTGAAGAATTGGCCGGCCGAACGATTTCCAAGATCCAACCGCATAAACATTTTTCCGAGAAAATCCTGCTCCCGGTTCTGATCCAGTGCCATAGTTGTGTACGCTGCTAATTCTGGAAATATAGCTTGCTCTTCTTTTGAATACTGACGAATAATTTTAAGATATCGCTTCTCTCTTTGGTCGTAGTTTTCTTGGTCTAAAACATTCGAGATTGAACACGCATGAAGTAAAATATAATCTCTCCACACATCCCATGCTCGATGTCTGTATGTAAGTTTCTGAAAAGATTTTAAGAATTTATTCTCCCAGTCAATTTTCGATTCAGATTTCGTAGTTACTTCCGGTGGTTTCTCATCCTTCTTTTTCGTTTCACCGAAAGTTGGTTGCCACTTAGGTGGCGGTTCTTTTGCTTTGAATGTTTTAGGAACCGTCGTTTTAATCTGTGGTTTTGACTTCGTTTTTTTCTTATTCCAAAACATCTTTTTCTCCTTTCATAAAGTAAGAGTGCCGGCTTTGACACCGACACCCTCAAAATATGATTTATGCGAACGGAGTCTCCTCTTCATCCGCATATTTCTCAGCAAACACGTCCTCCTCAATCGTGACGTACATGGTCTTCAAATATGCCTTGATGCCGGATTTTCCGTTTACTTCCCACTTTGACGGGCTGATGACCAGATCAACATTTCTGATCTCAGCATAGTCAAGAGAAGATACAGACTCCTCATCCAGCTTTGTTTTAGCTCTTCTGGTAACTATGTATACATTCGGCGGAATATTATCGAACCGAACAGCTACCTGAATATAGTGAAGAGGCGCTTCATCCTCGTCTCTCGGCGGAAGGATTCTCACATTCCATCCATCTTCGCCGAGTTTCTGTGCCTGGTCTGCATCCGGGATCACAACGCAGAAATTACGGTTGCCAGCTCTATTGTACTTAGTCTCCTCTCCTCTGAAATTTCTGAACATAATACGAGCGTTTTCAATAATCAGCTCATTTACATTTGCTCTTGCCATGATTAAATTCTCCTTTATTTTTTTTTTCTAATTTTCCGGCGGATTCATCGCGTGCTTCATCACAATATCTGAAATATCGTAATCAAGGTCACAATCCATGTGGAAGTTATCGTTGTTGATATGTGGGCAGTCGAAGCATGTCCGATACTTATCCTCTCCACAAGGCATCGCCCATGGAACAACGCAATCAACATCGGCGTCATTTGCGCCAAGCTCTGGAACATACGGATCATCAGACACGAACCACTCGAAGTCACCATACTGCGAAATAGTTTTTACAGCCTCGTCAACCAGCTTGTCGTAGTAGGATCTGTCAATGCCATCTTCCTTGCCGAGCTCTTTTACCATCTCCGATTCCATCCAGCGATAACCTTTAGAACCGGTTGCCGCATAATAACGACCGTCCTTTTCTCTCATCAGAAGTCCAGCACCATATCCGTCTTTCATCGGACAGAACTGACCAACCTTTCCAATGAAGTGATAGTCGTGCCCTTTCTCGATCAATGGCGTAAGCTTCTGGCATGTAGTTTCAAAAGTTGTGTCGGATAACAGTCCTTTCTTATAGTCACTTTCTGCCTTGCTGAATTCTTTTTCTTCCTTACTGACATCCGGTAACTCCTCATTCAGATCCAAATATAAAGAGCTGCTCACAGATTTAGTCTCGCACATATCTTCAAATGCGATTTCTTCTCTGCTGAACAGCTTCTTAAATACATATGGAATCTGGAACTGAGTGCCTGTCGCAGTCCATTTTCCGCCTTTCTTTTTGTTGTCGCCAGGTACGTAACCATACATCTTCTGGCATTCTTCTGCTGATTTGTACTTTGCGATATATACGGCATCATTGACCAAACACATACGATCGTATGTAGCCTCGTGTTCAAATGTGTATCCGTATCTCTCGCCAAAGTCCATAACAAACTGAATGATCTCCGGCGTTGCATCCGGAATCTTAATGGAGTCTGTCTTAATATGAGCAACCTGGAATCCACGCTTCAGAACCTCATTCTTAAGATCGATCATGAATAATGCTCCACGTTTTGCCACAATGTTATCGATGTTTCTCGGATCACGGAACGGATTATCAAAGGATGCCGATGTAAGACCGTATACTGAATTGATGGCCGTTTTCAGTGCATTAGCGAGATCCTTTGATGTCATCTCACCGTCGATAACTCTCTGAATATACGGAGTAAGCTTACCATCCAGCATGGTATTAACAATATCCCAAGCCTCATGCTTAATACTTACGCGGCCCTCAACAATATCGCGGAACGCCTTCGTAAATCTCGGTCCAAACAGAACCTCAGCAATAGCACTATGCGGATGCATTGACGAAATATCCAGAAGTGCTGCATTTCCATACATTCCTGGAACACCCTGAGCTAATCCGCCCTCGCCCACTTCTTCTCCACGATATGTGGATTTTCCATGGTCGAATACATACCCAGGGAAATATGGAAGAATGCTGTGGGATTCGAACGGAACTTCGTTCTTATCGTTGTACTTCCAACCATAGTGAGGCTCTTCCATCATCTTAGGGCAGGCTTCCTTAAGGAAGTCCATACTCTCTTTATCCAGCGACTCTACCGGCTCTGCCAGATTTCTGTAATGGAATTCTGACTGCGGTTTCCGATTGGTTCCAAATATAATCCTGGTTGTAAGAGAGTTTGTAGTATCATTAACGGTCATCTCTGCTAAATCTGCCAGAATCTGTCGTGCTGTCCAATCGGCCTCAAGATAATTAAAGGCCGCCTCAGTAGCAATAACATCGTTATCACAATACTCAGCGACCTTAATCCAAAGCTCTTCCGGAACCGGTTGATCCCATGGAAGACCAAGCTCCTGGTGATGCGTTCCCGCCTTGATAATTCTTATTTTTTCGTCAGAGAATCCCTTTTTCTTGAGCTCATCATCGGTGAGGTTTCCCATCTCGATTTCTAATTTCTTAAGACTTTTCTTATTACCAGCCGAAGCGAAATCATACACGTCCGTATAGGATACATTGTACGCCTCTCCAAAGAAACAGTTCGGACTTCCGTTAATTATTTTCTGTGAAAGGTTATAGAGCTGTTCATTTGTATAACCCATTAACCTTGCATACAGGATATGGTTATCATATCTCCGACAGTTGAAACCAACAAGTCTGAACCGCATCAGCTCCTCGATCTCACTCGGAGACGGGTTAATCATTCTTACAACTGGCTTTCCCTCACCCTCAATCTTCCAGTTTACAAGGAATAAGTTTGGGAAAACCTCAATATCATAGAATACCAGCTTTGCATCATCATTTTTCACCGCTGTGGACGGATCTGTGGATTTAAACTGCATCTTGTTGACTAACTTAATACAGTAATCCGCCTGATGAGTGCTGTTCGCTGCAAATGCCAATACTGCATTGCGCATATCTGTGACGTCATATTTCAAATCACTTCCATACGCATCTTCCAGTATCTTGTAGATAAAATCGATGCTGGGCTTAGTTCCCGGATGTATCTCTTTATTAAGATTCCGTTTAATCAGTGTTCTAAGCCCTTTCTCGCTCTTAATCGCTTCAAAATTTACCATTTTTTGTTCTCCTTTCAGCGGTAAACCGGAGCTAATTGTTGCGATAGGCAAATTATTACACTTTGACAACATACGTCGTAATGAGCTTTTGCCTGTGAACACCTTAACTTCAATATGGTCGTCATATACCCTGCTAAGTTGCGTCGGATCGCCGGTATAGATATAATGAAGATGTATACCTTGTCCTGATTTACTAAGCTCAGCATAGGTCGGCGGCCACTTACTTGCTTCAGCTAAATTCTTTTCGAATGACTTGTTTCCAGATTCATCCGGAATATCAAAGTCGATTACGATGTGATTCTCCGGAACCTTCACATAATGAAGTTTTCTTGTATCAATTCCAGATAATTTTGTGCGAACAGAATCCCATTTTTTCTGAGGCGTTTCATTTTCCGAAGCATACTGTGCGGGGCATTCCGAACACACATCATCGAATATGGATTCAGTGCTATCAAATTGGATCAGTGTCGGTTTGACCGCTTCCGGCTTTTCCTCCACAGTCTCCTCTTCAAATTTTTCCGTTCTGAACCCAATGTAATAACTTCTAACACGAGTTCCATCATCCAGATTGAACCGCTCCTGAAAATCATGAAAATAGTTTTTAAGTTCTTCTTTAAATACCCTCTGCGAGAACGGAAATCCGACCTTGGCATCGTCACAGTAGGTTTTGTACATCTCCCATGCAGCTTTCAGAGTTGTCCCGTTTTCTTTCTTAAATACATGGTACGAATCGATGATAAAGTTATAAAAATCATTAGATGCTCCAAGCATCGTGATCGGAATATAATCGTCATAACGACCAGGATTGTCCAAATATACTTCTTGGCAATGATAAGCGATAGCTCCCAACTCAAATTCTACCTGCTTCACAATCGTTTTGTACTCTTTTGGATTCAGCTTATTTCCAGACGGCGATACATCGATCAGTCTTCGAATCAGACCAGACTTCGCATCTGTAATCTTGACCGGCTTATTTGTTCCCATAAACAGGAAACATTTGAACCGGTTTGAGTATGTAGACTTGAATTTTTCGTTCACAGTCATCAACTCATGAGATACTAAACTGTTCAATCTGGTGTTATCCTCAATTCTTGACAAATCGCCATCATGCTGAATCGCAACCAGAGGGTTCGTTTTAAATGCTTCCAATGCAAATGAATTGCTGGAAGATCCAAGTGCTTTTGCATCAAATACAGAATAGTATCCGTCGAAAAGCTGCTGAATAATGTTAAGAACTGTGGATTTACCTGTTCCAGCAGCTCCGTATAAAACCATAAATTTTTGCAGTTTTTTGGATTCTCCAGATACGATTGACCCTATAGCCCACTCAATTTTTGTCCGCTCCTCTTCCGAATATAAAGTAGACATCAATTTCTCATAGGCAGACAAATCGCCAGCTTCAAGCGGATAATTCAACTTTTTACTGGCGTAGTCTTTTTTATTAGTTTCTGTATTGGAAAATATAAGTTTGTCATCCAACGTATGAAAGCTGTCTCTCATCTGTTTCTGACAATACTTATGCCATGAGTCGATCATACCTGACTCGGCATCCCACATATGCAGGACTTTCATATCGGAGTTAAAACGCTGGCGGTTCTCCTCAGCATATCTATCCAGTTCGCGGTCAATGAGCTGCAAGGCATCTTGCTCGTCCGTAGACCATAAACCACGTTCCTCAATCCAGATAGCATAGAAATCACCACCTCGAATCATTAGATCGGTGCTTTTTTTAATAATGAACTTTGGATAGATTTCTATTACTCCACGTTTCGTTGAACGTGTTGAAATCACCATAAAGTCGATCATCGCATTTTTTACTCTCCTTCCGGACGCTTAAGTTCCTCGATTTCTTTTTCCAGCTTTCTGATACGCAGTGCCTGATCCTTCTGCTCGATTTTCATAACAACCAAGTTTACAGTTGTCAGAGCAGCAAAGATTGTAAGTTGCTTATTTAAGCTCCTCTGTTTACGGACCGCTCTTGTGATAACATCCAGTCTTTTCTCTGATGACCGTAAACTACTGAAAATATAAGTAAGCATTTCGCCCATTATTTCTTACCTCCTCTTAATCCACTCATGAAGCTCTCAACAGTCTCAAAGCGCCAATTTCCTTCATTGTTGAACGTGAATATATATTCTCTATGGTTCTTCTGACGGATGCGAATACTGTTCTTTCCGTTTTGGAACCAGGTCTCCACCTTATCCCCAGCGTACTGAGGAAAATATAACTCGAACCACTTATATAATTCACTATGGCTCATAATGTCCCTCCTATCCTATATTGTCGAGATACCAGTTGGCCTGATACCAAATCTCGGCATCTCTCATATCGTATCTGCAATGCTCGATCGTGAATAAACCACCCTTGCCATTCCGTTCGTAGTCACGATTCAGGAATCGCCGAATAACATCGATGGTATAAGCCTTGTCAAATTTGGAATCATCCATAGAACCTAAGCCAAGGCTCACAATCATATCCCAAAACCACTGACCGGTTCGGTTACCGATGTCCGGATCATCCATGATGTGCTCTTCTAAGCGTATAGCAAGGGCAATAATCATTTCTAAAACACTGCACGGACGATTATCCAAATAACTTGCAATCATATTATCCCGGTATCCTTGCTCGTTTCCGAATCTATATCGAAGATCGATTCCATCGTCATAGCGGTTACCATCAAGAGCAATCGTATACGTGAAATCTGTATCGTGAAGCAAAGATAACAACTTACGATACGACAAGCCTCGCGAATATTCATCGTCACATACGAGCTGGTACATCCAGTCAAAATATGCATTGTTCAGCTCATCCCGTGTCATCATACCTCCATCTGATGCGGCATATCTTCAACTACTTCAGAATAGATCCTCTGATCAAGGAGAATTTCGTAATCGCACTTTTTTGCGTCATTACGAACAAAGACAGAGTCATCCTCATACTCTCCAAAATGATTCAAAGAATCAATTCCAACAGCATCTTCCACATCTTCGATTACTTCATCATTTTCATCAGCCAGCACACCGTCTGCATAGTAGGTAAGGCTGATCTGCTCATACTCTTCATCGTCGCCAAACTGCTCCGGCGGAATCACATATGGACCGGCTTCAGAAACAGGCTTTTCTTCCTCTTCCGACCCAAAATCAGAATATCTGGTGTACCCTTCTTTTGCCAATCGCCTTGCATACTCTTTAAGATCTGGTTTTTCTTTGTCCGTATCTTTAATACCTTCAGCAACAGTCTTTTTTACAGACTTATCTTTTAATTCCTGCTCACGTCTTAAGAAAACCTCCTTTACAGAGTCAATTTCTTCCTGTGCAAGAGCTTCGTATTTATCTTTAAGCAGATACCATGTCACTACCGAACCAGTCACAGTGCCGATGATAAATGCCAAAGAAAACAGAGCTTTATTACTCATCTTCGTCCTCCTCGTTCTGAATTGTCATGACAGTGAGAGCAAGCCCACCAAAAAGTAAAGAGGCACTCAACAGAATGCCTCCTGTGATATGTCTTTTTCTCTTAGTATCCAGTATGTAATCCATCATGGATATAAAATTGCCAATGCCATCCATCAGTGATGCTCCTTTTCGCCCATAAGAACGGCTAGACCACTAACAAAGCAAATGCCAGCAAATGCTGAAAATGTTAATCCCATGAAACCTGTCATAGTTTTAGGACTCCTTTCTATTCATAACTTGAAAAATAATGATTACCTACTTGAAACATTGGTGTTCCGTATTTTCCATATCCACCAGCCGTGAAGAATATCGTATCCACATTGGTTCTGGATTGCAGTTCCTCTTCAACTAACTGGCAAATATCATCGTCCACAAAACACTTATTAACTCTCCCATTCCACATGGATGAAAACTGATTTGCCTGATATATAACGCCATGCACTGTATCCGGGAAATATACAGAATCTACACGATTTAAGATGGTGTCGATCACTAATCGCTTTCCTTCCTCGCATTCGCCCTCAGCTTCTGCCATAGTTACAAGAGCGATTAGCTCAATATCTTCCTGCGGCAATAGCGTATCCTCCACATACTCTTCGATTTCAACTGCCGACACCGTTTCCTCTAAGGGTTGCTCAGAAATAATTACAATAGGATCAATAGGTTCAGCTTTTAAAGTCGGCTGCATTTCGATATACTCGTACTGATTTACCCGTTCTGCTGAGCAGACAAAACCTGTGCAAATAATCGCAAATACGCAAAGAGTAGGAAGGATTACCATACGAATACAATTTCGCATATGTATCCTCCTCACAAAATTAGATCAGATCGAGAATCGGTCCGTCTACATTGAACTCCATAAGAATAGCTTTCTCGTAACCGCCATCTTCAGTTTCACGGTTGGTTTCCAGAATACCGAAATCAACGAAGTTGTCGCCGTTTTCATTTCCCTCCGGTTTATAAATCCAACCAACAGTCTGGCTCATCTTAGTACGCTTAATACCGAGCTGATCGTATACATCGCTAAGGAATAAATATCCATTAGCCTTGAGCTTGTCGTTTGCCAGATTCTGCTGAGAACGCAGATACATAAGGTTGTAATCCATATTGGATTCGTACGCCTCACAAGTATCGTCAAAGAAACGGGCATAATCGTTCGTAGAAGGTGCTGCTACATCTACGGTAGACTTCACCTTTTTCTCTTTACCACTGTCTGGATCAGTTACAGTTTCCTCAAATTTCTTTGCTTTGATGTTGTAGCGAAGTTCTTTATCAACCTCCGCGCCAAAGCGCTCAACCACCCGATTTCTGTACTCCTTGAAAGTTTTATCCACAGTTGCATAAGCGGCTGCCAGTGCTACATTTCTCTTCTTGAGAATATTGTGAGATGCAACAATACTTGCGATAGATAATGTTCCAAGAGCAACAGCAGGAGCATAGAGCTTAGCGACTTTTACACCAGCCTGTACATAAACGATAGTCAAATCTTTCTTTGCGTCGTCCTTAGAATACTCCGCCGCCAGTTCCTCATTTTCAGCACATTTATGAATGGTATCAATATCTTTCTTAGACTTCTCCAATACGCTGTCCAACTTAGTAGTTGCATGGCAAGCCATAACAGCACTTGCAACAGTGCCAACAACACCAGCCACTACCAGAATCTCAGGGCTATGCTTCTTAAGTTTCACACTTACTTTGCTGAAGGTCGTGGAAACGTTTTTCATGATTTCTTCTTTCTTCATATCAGTTATTCTCCTCTTCAATTTTTTCTTTCTTCTCTAAATGATCGATCAAGTGCTGCGTGTACCACATGATCTTTTTCAAATCCTGAATGCCGTTTTTATTTTTCCAGCGGCACGCATACTTGATAATGTTACCAGTATCGGTCGCTTCGATACCTTTTAAATCGAAAGTGAATGCCTCAATAACATCGATCACTTCCAAACCTGTTTCTGACTGATAATGGCTCGGATGAGACACCATTTTATCATCTGATTCGTACATAAATATCCCTCCTAGTTCAACGGTAATGCCTTCGGAAGCTTAATCATGTATCCGTCTCTCACATGAATTACAGATGCATTCCGAATATCGGTCCAACCGTATTTATTGTCTGTATAGTTGCCAGAAACGCCAACCAGATCATAGAAGTCAGCAACACTAACTACCTGGTATGTAGCAATAAGCTCGTCCATTCTTTCCAGGACATCTTCTGCTTCGCCACGAGATTCCAGAATGATATCATCGTAATCGTATCCAGTTCGTGTTCTTGATACGTTTCCCGAATCTCGTCGATCCCGATCGTCATAATACTTACGGTAAGAAATTTTGGATGACGTTGACGATCTCCTGTCCCTTGAGTTTCCGCTAACACCAAGGAATGCTCTGACAGCATCCAAGATAATATCTTTTACGGCCGGAACCACGATGTCTTCAAAAATATAGCTTTTTACATCGTCTACATCTTCCGGAACAAATACGTTTGTAATCTTCTGAAGACCATTCTTTTTCTTCGATTTGACAGAACCACTGACAACCTTTTCAACTCTTTTCTCCGGAATATCATCATTCTGGTTCTGTCGTGATTTATGGGAATTGGATTTGTATTCCTCCATCTCTAAATCTCCTTTCAATTAACCGTTACCACTTTCCCAGGGAGGGTTATCCTTGTACTTGGAATACGGTTTGTTTTCTTCTTAAACTGATACACCAGATTACTCCTGGCTTTCTTTTCGGATGCCGCGTATGTAGAACCCTGCCATCTATTTGCAACGCAGGTATCAAACTCTATAACCGGTCCATCATACATATACTGATTCATAGGACACCTCCCTTAAAAGCAAAAAGGGAAAGCACCCTGTTATAGGTACTCTCCCTCTGTCAGAATCATCGATTCAATTCTTGTAAAGGACCATTCCCGGTTTCCTCATCGTCTTCTTCGAACTCTTCGTCGAATATATCGTCCTGTTGCTGATTTAAAACCGTTTTACGATTCTCACGCCAGTTTTTGAATTTTGCTGCTGCCGGAACGACTACGAATTTGTAGGTTAATGCACCTGCAATCATAGCTAATCCGATAGTTGTCGCTTTCTTCATACCGCCATTAGAAGCCGCCTTCACGATCTCCTCAGTAGTTGTTTCGATAACCTCTTCGTTGTTGTTCATGATTTCGTTGTTCTCCATAATATGTTCTCCTTTCAGATTTGAAATATGTGGTTCTTCCATAATAGTGTTTGTAAATTCTGCGAACTGCTACATTAAATTACGGAAATCGTATCTGGGTCCGTATCCGTAATCGATCACAAGACATGGCGTATCATCCGTAGCAAGCTGGGAACTGAATCTCAGATCGATATAGCCATTGTCGATATTCCATCCAAGATCATCGCCAAGTTTAATCGGCTCCAGTCCAATTTCATAATAAAAATCATTAAGGGAAATATACATCTCATCCATCATCTGCCGATTTAATTTATTCTCGGCTTTTTTCAGCTTGTCAATATCGGATTTGAAATATCTCCCGGACACAGCGTCGAAACATAAAGTATCACCTTTTGCTGTGACGATAACTTCTTTATTCTCAACAGGTTCTCTTTTCAGACGTTCTTTAGCAACCTCATCTCTAATCGTCTGTTCCTTTTTCTCACCGATTGTCTCTAATACCTTTTTCTGATAATCTCTCAATGTTGATTCGGAAATGGTATACGCTGCGGTCAGTGCCGCATTTCTTCTGGCATTAACGGAACTTGCTCCAATAAGGCAAGCTACTGATACTGTTCCAGTAACCGCCGCAGGAATATAACATTTCCAAGCCACTTTAACAACATCAATCGGCTCCAGTTTATCTGCTTTCTGACGATGCTTTTCATCCTCTAATAGTCTGATTGCCTTAGGGGTAGCTCGTACTGCCATTATGGTAGTCGTAACCATTCCAGCAATTCCAATTCCTGTGAGAATTTCAGGACTATGCTTTACTGTAGCTGTTTTTACACTTCTACAGATCTTAGTCAAATTAGGTTTCCGCATTTCAGTCTATCCTCCATAAAATATAAACGGGGCACAAGGTCTCGATTTATCTAACCAACCAGAACTCCGGACGAACTCCATAAGAGGCCGAAGCGCCGTAGTAGGCCACATAGCCACCGTCGTTCACACCGGCAAAGGCAACCGAAGAAAACTCCTTTTCGGTAGCATTGCGGAGCCAGCCCCACGCACAATCGTTCTTGTAATAAGCAACTCGGTTTCGTCTCTGTTTCATAAGAGGGAGCTGTTCGTCTCCATCTGCTTCGATGTGGTCTCGATCCCACTCATCACCCCAGCCGCAAATCTCTCCCAGAGTCGGGATTGATAAACCGGTCATTCTCTGCTTAAGAACCGCAGGAAACATATTGTACAGCTCGGTATCAATCCACTTTTTCAGATCAGACATATCATATCCACCAACATTGCCACCGTCTTCGTTCATCGGGCGCTTAGCAACATAATCATCAAAAATGAACAATACTTTATCGTTCGTAACTTTCTGAACCGTTGCTGTAAAGTTTCCGAGTTTTCCAAGCGGAATTTCAATCTGATCGCCCGTGGAAATATCATCTGGAAGAAACGGATTGCTTCCAAAAATAGCATTGAAAATCTGCACTAAAGCCTCAACATCAGCCTTACAGTATTCTGCACATGCCTGAGTTGCTTCTTTATTCGCACTGAGATTGATATACTTTCTATACATTCTCTCTACAGTCGGAATATCAACACCTTTCCCGGCTAAGCTGATAATTTCCTCTCCTAAAGTCATTTCTCTTACACACATATTGATGTTCTCCTTTCAAAATATAAAAAATTATTTTGGTACCTATGAAATCAGCAGGTCGATAATCCATTCCGCCATATCTTTTGCACAAGAAAAAACATAACTTGTCCTAGGATTCACACATGAATATGAATCACATTCGTCTCGAAACGATTCAATCACGATCAGTGGTGGTATCTCTGGATGTTTGCAGAGTCGTATTAACACTTCTCTTCCAGCCCATCTCATATAACTTGCCTGCTCAAAGTTATATCCACGCTGAGTTACAGGCATTGTTTCAATAGCATAACGGACAGTATAAATGGCTCTTTCAGTCGGTGATTCCATTTGTCTCCTCCAAAAGAAAAAGCGAAAGAGTCTTGTTAGGACTCCTCCGCTTCATCATTGTCTCTTCTGGCAAGTGCTTCGCTGACCTTTTCTTCAATTTTCTCGTCCATTTTCTGTTCATTTACCCAATCGGTGATAAGATTTACACCTACACCGATTACGGTTGCTGCCACTCCAATAGCCTTAATCCATTTGCTTTTATTGTTCATGATGACACTCTCCTTTCATAATACAGCTTGTGATTTATGCGAATGACCAAGCTTACTCAGCATCCCATCCGACATCCGGAACCCAATCCATATCTATAACCAGCACTTCAAGCCCGTCATCCAACGTTACTTTTGAATGATTAAAATCGATCCAATATAACCCGTCATCAATACTCCATCCAGCAGAATTTCCACTCTCCAATGGCGCAAGACCAAGAAGCTCGTAGAAATGATTCACAGGCAAATAACCACTTATAACAAAATCACGGTTCAAATGATATTCTGCCTGAATAACCCTATTGATGGAGCTTTCAAAATATCGCTTCGAAAACACATCATAAAATAATCGTTCATCGTTCGGATCATGCTCATCAAAATCGAGTGAACTATTTCTTAATAATCCTGTCGATGTGATGTAAACATCCTTAGCCTTTTCTGCTGCAATAGCATCAATAATTTTCTGATGAGCCTCTTCACCGTACAATTCCTTTAATTTATCCTTATAATTATTATAGGAATCATTCAGTAATGCATAAGCACTTGTGAGCGCCGCCTGTTGATGTTTGCTCAGCACATTCGCTCCAAATATACAGAATATCGTTGCTGTTCCGCTGATTGCTGCCGGAATATAACAGACCCATGCTGATCTAACCGCTTCGAGCTTGCTATAAGCATTCGGATCTCCGTCGTGCTTAACACAACTATCATTGCGAATTCTACGAATAGCTTTCGGCGTTGCTTTGACTGCTAATATAGATGTTGCAATAACACCAGCCGCACCAAATCCAGACAATATTGTCGGTGATGCTTTTCTCAGATAGATTTTTGACCTATGAGCGAGTCTTTGAAGATTTGGTTTCTTCATCATGTTCTCCTTTCGTTTTTATTTCATAGCATGTAATAAATCCAGGACATCTGTGGATATGTCCACTGCTACTGAAAACATAAAATTGTTATCCGGGTTGATTTTTGAAAACCGATTCATCATTCGCCGGAAGTCGCCAACAAATATGATGAAATCCTCAACCGATCCAGATTTCTTTGGATAAAGTCTACCGACGATGTATCTTTTCAACTCGTCAATAGCCCATACCGAATAGCTCGATTTTTCAAGCTCTCTCTTCCATTTCCAACTGAATGGAAACCACGCATCCATCTGATACGTATCGCATAGCAATAAGTCAAGTTGTTCGATAGACATCCGTCCGCTCCTTTCTGCAAAAATAAAAGAGAAACAGGATGGACTCGAACCATCGACTTCGGGACTTTAATCGTCTCGCGCTCTCCCAACTGAGCTACTGTCTATCTCTCATAATATGCCTTGTAAATTTTGCGAAGTAAAAGGAAAGAGGCGTTGTGTTCGCCCCTCTCGGTTAATTTAAACCAATACTCTTTAAGATGCTCATCAGCTCGTCTTTATCGAGTTCTGCATCTACATCCAGATGAAGATGAGTCTTTCCGTCACTTATAGTGGTAATAGCCTCGTTCAACTGAATATCAATGTTGTATCCAGTTTTCTTGCGTATTACCATCTTTATTGCTTTAGAAATAATCCCCCTCGTGAATGTCGATACTATTCTCATTTCGTCCATGCTCCTTTTACTCCTTTCAAAGCTTCGGTTCTTCATAAAAGGAACTGTTATTTTGGCGAAAAAGAAGAGACGTTGTTAGCGTCTCCGTCTCTTTTGGATATGTAACTCATAAATCCCCAAAGTCAACGCAATAGTTGCTGCTATTATACCTAAGATGGCAACGATCATACCGACCGCACTCAAAAATATCCACGCCGTCAAAGCTCCGATAATACTAATCAGTAAAATCGAACTTGCTGTAGCGAAATACTTAAGAACACCAATCGCATAATCAGTTACTTTTCCGATAGATACATAAGTTTCAATCATTTTTCATTCTCCTTTATGTGAAATTATTTAGTTCCTTTTCCATAAAAGTCTTTGTAAAAAGTGCGTTCAAATCTCACGTCTATCGAAACATGTTTCCCATCGTTGACGCTGTATTGGCTTCATTTTTAATGCCCACATTATTTGTCTTATAGTGACCGTCGGATATAGTCCGTCCGTACACTCCCCGGAGCGGCTATCAAAATATTCCTTGAATTTTGGATGTAAATATAAAGAGTCAGTCAACCACGAATCAACCTCTGTCCAATATGTACTTTTTGTATCGGCACTAAATCGCTGCTGAATCACTGCGAGACCTTTATTCCCTATCGTAAATAGAGTGCAACGATCATACACAGGATGATTGCAAATATAAAGTTCACCGTACATCGACAAATAGATGTCTGGCTTTTGATAATGGTACCGCATATTTACTCCCCTTGCCCCAAAAAAAGAAAAGAGCCTTAGATTTCTCTAAGACCCTTCTCGTATTTAGCCAATATTTTTACTTATTTTCCGGACAATCATCCTCTTTGGCAATTTCCAGAACTTCCTCTCTGGTTGGATATACGTTTTCGTACTTATTATCTCCTTCACAGCCGTAATCATCCAAATCTACGCTGTGTCCGCAGTGAGGGCATACTAATGTGTCCTCCCACTTGTCTTCAAATTCCATTACTTTTCCACACTCAGAGCAGATATATGTTCCGCTCTCCATTGCCTTGATCTGTTTTTCGTTAAAAATACTCATGCTAAAATCTCCTTTCAAATTTGTCTGCTCGCTATACTGGTATTATTAGTATAACGACCATAGTTAATCTGTTCAAGAGATAAAGCTTTATTCTCTCATAAAGAGCCATGTATTTTTCACGTAAAAAGAAAAGGAGATGTAATATTGATCACATCTCCTGAAATACGGTTACCACTCGACTGTAATAATCCTGTTCCCCTTACAGAAGAATACTATAATTGTCACGTCAGCTTTCAATCCTGCTTGATCGATGTGGTATTCAAACTCTGTTTTACGATCGTTCTCGTTCTTAACAACTTGACTCTGAATTGCTGGCTCTTCGCCTTCTTCACAGTTGTTGTCCAATACGGTTACAATCCGTTTCTGCAAATACTCGCATTCTTCAAACATTACTGTAAACTGCCATAAGTAATCGTCCTCCTTCCCGCAAGGTACACTTACCGTGGTCATATTTGTGGTTTTTGGTACTTCAATGTAGATTTTACTCATATAAAGTCACTCCTTTCCATAAAAACACTTGTAAAATACGCGAAGCAAAAACGAAAGGGACATGTATTACGCACGTCCCCAACGTTTGGAATTCTCCGTTTTATTTCTTAGTAGGTCTAAAACGGTTGATCAAACCTTTGAATGTTGACGATGTAAATGTTCCAGTTTCTTCAAACTTAAATCCTTTATTCATCCAGATGCCATAACACATCAATGGGATCAATAATTCTGCTGCTGCAATACCGATTCTGAAATATCGATCCTTAACCTGCTCTGCGATCTGCCGCTCTTTGAAATCACAATCTTTTGCATTGGACTCGTCATCCATAACACGTCGATTGTATTTCTCGTCGGCATCCCATACGCTCTTGTTCTCCTCGATTCTCAGCTTGTAAATCTTCGTCAGATCATCGATCGCCATCGATTTTTCTTTGCTTCCGGAGTCCATTTCAGATAAAGCTTGAATCTGTGCTGCGATCTCCCAACTCAATAATTCTTTAATGTCTTGTTCTTCCATTTCGGTTCTCCTTTCAAATAATTATTAGGTTCATTCCATAATAGAAAGTGTTATTTATGCGAAATATAATTTTTCAGCTCAACCCGTAAGCAGACATAGCGTTTCTTATATATCGCATCTGCCCCGGAACGATCTAATTCGAGAAATAAATAAGGTCCACTGTCTGGATCTGATTCGTCGACCCTCAGCGAACCTACCGGTTTCTCTCTGAATATAAATCTCGATACGAGCATTCCGATAACAACACCGATCAGTAATACGATTATTAAACTCATAGTCTCCCTCCTTTCAAAAAGTTTTCTAAAAATCACCATCCAGCAATTTTTCAAATATCAAATTAGCATGTTTTCCGGTAACCTCCGTCCTGTTTTCTAATCTAGGATAAAAAGAAAGAGCCCTTGTTAGGACTCAATCTTCGAACTGATAAGTTTACCAATCATTTCACCAATAGCAAACGCACCAGCGCCCGCAACTATACCGATTGATACACCGCAACACTTACCAATTTTAAACCAATAACGGGAATTACTATCCTCCCAAGAATCCGCTTCTAATTTCATTTTACAAATTTCATCATAAATAAATCGCTTAGATTCTATTGAAATATCGTCCCTCATAAGTTCTTTAGTAAGACTTTTCAGCACATCTCCAGTAGCAAGTCTAACTGATGCTTCACCATCGAATAATTTTTTAATTGATAACATAATATCACTCCTTTCATAAAGAGACATGTATTTAATGCGAAGAAAAAGAAAGAGCCCTTGTTGGGACTCAATCTGTTTTTATTGATATCACGTTTACCGCTCTAAAAGTAACCTCACTCCAATCCGTATAATAATCATCGAAATGAAAGTTTGGTTCGCCATTAACTGTAGAAATCCAAATTACATCATCACAAATATATGTAACTCTGCATAGGATTCCTTTGTTTTTTCGGCACATACCATTTGTGACTACTAAATCTCCGACTTTTAATTTCTTGAATTCTGTTCTTTTCATACATTACGCGCTCCTTTCATAAAGGACAATGCAAAACTCGCGAATCACTTCCGTTCCCGGTTCAACAACCAGAAAAACCGTCTGTACAATTCGTAGTAAGTATCTTTGCAACACGGGATTCCTAATCTAACTTTCAAAATATCATAGGACCAACCTTCTGTGACGGCTTTCAGAATATACGGAGCAAGTTGCTGATCTGTTTGCTCAGCCACTCTCTCAATCATGTCGGTGCGTTCTGAATAATATGCTCTTGCTATTCCCACTTTCGCAGTAGGATCACCCAACGTGTTTGTCGCTATAAACATAGCCCAGTCAGCAGGTTTGCTGTTGAAACCGTCCAAAGAAGCATAAGCCTTTCTCCAAATTGGATACTGTAGACAAAAATGCTTCAGTTCGTAGTAGCGATGTTTCTCAATCCAATAAGGATTTTTCTCGGATAATTCCGGTCTGATTGTAGTTGCCATAATGTATTTCCTCCTTGCGAAATCTATTCTAGATTAAAAATAAGCAATGGTAAAAACAACCTCAGTGGAATGACCACAAAAAGAAAGAGCCGCTGCTAGCGACTCATTCTCGTATTCCTAGATCGAATTTTTTGTAATTGAATACGCATATCAGATATTTCTTTTCTAATAGTTTCAACTTTCTGGTATTCATATCCCTTACATCTGAACATCATGTCCTCGAAATAATGGATTTTGCTCTCCAGTCTTTGTTCTTCACTACTCATACTGCACCTCCATAAAATGTGTATTCATTTCATAAAGGACGGTGTAAATTTTGCGCTTTCCAGCGGAGCATTGTCATTTCACAAGGATAGTTTTCAAATCCAATCGTATCGCAGGTAATGATATTTTCTATTACCCCGATAATGACATCCGCCTCATATTGTTTGTATGGGAAAATATGATCCGGTAAATTTCTATGGATACTTCTGCATCTAGGACACTTAAATCTTTGGACTGGAACATGTGTTGTCATACGCCCTTTCGTTCTTACAATTCTTGAAACCGTATCATAGTATTTCAAAGGAACGCCACAAGTTTCGCATACTGTTTTCATATACAATCATCTCCTAACTCCAAAATCGATTATACATGAAAACAGTTAAGCATCGTGCTGGTAATATATTCCAGTTTCGATAACTTATAAACAATATAAAAAAAAAGAGTACCGTAATGGAATCCCACTGCGGTACCCTAAGTATTCATTCTAAGCACTGTAATTAGTATATAATTAGTAAAACGGCTTTTAAGCCACTCTTTGATGCTCATAGCACCTTATTTTATGCGGTTTCGGAAAATATGATAGGCATCATAGTCGATAATTGCAATCATTTGGTTCCTCATTATTTATTAGAAATACTATTTTTCTTCCAGCAACAGCGTAACCGGATGCATCGGTACACTATATCCGCGCTCCTTAATCTCTTCCGTCATCTGATACAAATGGGAATGAACCCGGTACAGACAGGATTTTTGATTAAAATATGCAACCTTTTCAAACGGAAAACGGATCAGCTGCGGCAGCTCCATCCCAACGCCCAGCTCCAGAATCACCAAATTTCTGTTTAATGTCCCCTGCAGCCATTTGGTGTAAGTTTCCCAACTGTCTGTCGGATACACTCCACTATCCGTTTCTTCCTCTCCCTCTTTGGCTGGCGTCAGAATTCGATTTTCTTTCAGTCCTGCCTGTTCCAAC